TTGTCACCAACCGTCCACGGGAAGGCTGTTGGTGACGAAGATCTTAAAGCCCGCGATCTTGCCGATGTAGCCGTTGCTTATCTCGTCGGTATTGTCGGTCATAGTTGCGATCTTTGCCTTGAGAATGATGCTGGCAACGTAAGGAGAAACCTCAAAAACAAGGTCAGCGTTGCTGTTCACGTTGTTCTTATAGAATCTTTCGCGAAGATCAACAATGAGATCAATGACGTTTTCTTCGTCAAGAGAGCCCCAGTTGGTGTAGTTGCCGGAGGGGATGGTGTTGTAAAGAGAGTACACGTAGCGGTCCGCAACCTCGGCAAGAGCGTTTGCCGCATTGGTCATAGCAGCTCTCATAAGGGACGGCTTGCTCTGAACCTTGTCTACGTCGTCGATCTGGAAATGGAACGCCTTGCTCTGGGTGATGGCAAGGGTTGCCTGAGTATCGCTGAGCTCCTCGGGATAATCCTCTGCCATATTCTGATTTTTGGTGTAATCGAATACGCTCACGGGACCTACTCCGCAGATCTTGAGCACGGAGCCCTTTCCTTTGATCTCACCCTCGAATTCGCGGGTACAGTTGCGTACGCCTACGTACTGCTTGTCAAGCTCCTTGGTAAGAGTTTCACTCCATACGGTGGGGATAAAATTAGTAATAGCCATATTTATTATCTTTCCTTTCTGTTAGTGCTTATTTGCCGTATTTCAGGCTTTTCATGATTTGTTTGTAGTTTCGTCTGACCTGATCTCTGTCCATAGATCTGATCTCCTCGGAGGTAAAAAGGCGCTCTGCCGCGCCGCCCGAGGCGTTTCCGAGACTTCCGGGGGTCTTTAAGGTGTTCTCAAGGGCTCTTTTATCGGCTTTTTCCTTGGCAAGGTGGGCGCGTCTGTGATATACGGCGTACGCCGCCGCTAAGGTGGAGCCGTTTTTTTCGGCGTATTCAAAGACCTCGCTTGGAATATCGTCGAGGGATACGTCGGGAAACAGCTCGAAAAGCTCCTTTTCCTGACGCTTTTTACTGTTTTCGCTCTCAATGGATGCCCTGAGAGCTTCAAGCTCCGCCTTCAGCGCGGTATTCTCGTCAGCTAAATTTATTTCCTGTGTTTCGCTTTTGATAATTTTTTCATCATTCATTCTGACTCACCTGTGACGCTGAAAGCGTTTCTTTCTTTTTGAATACTTTTTCGCCCTCAAAATCCTCTCTCGGGTCGCCCGATACGGGGCACTCCGCATCGTGATGGCGCTGCGTATGCAAGGTGTCCCGCCTTGCGCGCAATAAAAGCTCGTCCTTTTGGTCGATAATGCCGTCGGGGAGACGCTCAAGATACTCAGCAAAGGTGATGTGCCCGCTTGTGAGAAGTGAAGTGAGGGTGCTGATAAGCACGCTCTTGGAAAATCTTCTCGTTGCGCCGAATTCAACCCTTGCAACCACGTTTTCGGGGCAGATTCGCTGAAAATCAATGCACACCGCAGTATTTTTGTCGACGTAGAATTGACGCTCACCGCCAAAATACTCCTTCATCATCTCAAGCCATATCATAGCAAGCTCTTTAAGACATCCGTTGATGGACGTGCGTACACAGTCAAGAGATAACTCGCTCGTTTCTCTGAGCGCCAAGATCGCGCTTGTATTGGTGGGATCCACCTCGCCCAGAGCCACCTCCGTGGCGCCTGTCATTTCCTTAGTGTTTTTGATAACACTTTCGAGTATTTCGAGATAATTCTCCTGCATCTGTCCCACGCCCACTACGGTAGCCGCGCCCGAAACGTCGCCGCCCGACATAACGCCGATCGCCTGACCCACCTCGTTATCCCATTCGGGAATGAGGCGCTTATCGTAAATGACCTTGGAGAAGGCTGTATCGATCATATGCTTCATAGCGAGAGCGTAGGATTTGTTGATGTACTTCTGATTGTGGATAAGCTCGCTGATGGGGGTCTCTCCGTGAAAGCTTCCCTTCACTCTTTCCCAGTTGAAGAAGGCGACCGGGTATCTTGTAAGCCCCGTCACACCGTAGGACACTCTTGTGTACCTTGTGAACTTTTCAAAGACCACAAAGCCCTCTGAGTTTCTTGAGTATCTGATGAGAGTAGTGGTCTTTTCCGAGCCCTCGGACTTGTTTTCAAGGGTTGAGAGGTCGCCTGCGAAATCATAGGTGTCGCTGTCTCCCTCGATCCTTGCGATCTCCTCCGCGGGCATACCGAAAAGCTTTGCTTCCTTTTTCAGCTTTTCCACGGACTCTCTTGCGCTGATGATGACAAAGTCCTGGGACTGAATATCGGGATCGTTCATATCGGAGACGAAGAGGTTGACGCTGTCGATGCATTTTGTGACTATGTCACCCTTGTGGATGCCTTTAGCCGCGCCCGTGGGGTCAAAGTAGCAGTACAGCACGCCGTCGCCCGACAGGGCGGCGTCGTAAACGGCTTGACGGAGCACTCTGTCCATATCGTACTCGCTCCACATAACGCGTATCACGCGGTTGAGGGTCTCTATTGCCTCTGCCTTTTTCTGTGTGGATCGGGAGGTTGGCTCACAAGGGATGCTTGTGTCCTCGTAGCCGATTCCGATATCGTAGGACATGACCGTGGACACGAGATAGTCGACGATTCGGCGTATGACGTTGAATACGGGTGTGGGCAGGCCGCCCGAATTTGCTCCTCTCCACTGATCGCCGCGGTAGAACCTCTCGTTTTCGTCCACACGCTTGTAAATTCCCGCCGTGCGCTTGTAGTCCTTGCCGTACTCATACTGCTGCCACGCCACGGTCTGGTTTTTGTTTTTCATTGGTTTTTTCTTGGGTGTAATCTGTTGAAATCAATGCTTTAAGATGTCTATAAAGCATTTTGTGACGCTTTGGGTGTCAAGGTCGCAAGACTTTGGCTTCTTGGAAAAAGCGACCCGAAACAGTGCGCTGACAAGTACGCCAAAGACGGTTCCAAACACAAACGCCGCGACAAGATATAGTATCATACACCGCTTTCCTTTCGTTTTTTGTCGGTCAAACAGTACCAAAGGTTAATACGTTGCGATATTTTTTGCAAAAATCCCCATCTGCTCTCTCTTTTTCGGCGAAAAGAAAGAATTTTGAGGCAAAAACTCACCATCCTCGGTCACGCTCGGCGCGTGCGACATCACACCGTAGCGAAGCGCTTCGGGAAGATGGGTGATGGCGTGAGGCGTCGCGGACGCGTCCTCGGGACGGTTTTTGTCGTAAAGAAGTGATTCAAGACACCTTGAAAGCTCAGAACAGTTTTCGAATATTTTGAGCCTTGGCTCGCCGTTTTCGCTTCGGGCAAGCACCTCGCGTACGGCTCTCCAGCCCGGGATGCGTCTGTCGTCCGCCCTGATCAAAGGAGGCATACCCTCGACACAGCTCATAACATAAACTCCCGACGCGCCCGTGTCCTGCCTTCTGTTCCAAAGGTCGGGAGAGGCGACTACGTAAGAGATGTTTTCCCCAAAGGTGTTGTCAACCACAGCCTGCGCCGCTTTAGTGAGGGTCAGACCCGATATGGCAAGCTCTCTGTAAACCGTGAGCGAGCCGTCGGGTAAGACGGCAAACCATAGAACCGCCAGCATATCGAAGCCGTAATCCAGAGCCGCAAAGCGCGTACACGCGCGGGGAATAGATACGGGCGAGGTGATGTGGATATCTCTTGAAAATTCGGGAAAGAACTGTCCCTCGAACACGTTCCAATCCCCGTCAAGCCACGCTTTTCTCAGAGTCGGCGGCAGACTTTTGAGGGCGTTTACGTATTCGGGATCACTCTCTGTAAGGGCTTTGTTGTCAAAGACCTTAGCAGGGATGAAACGGTAGTCCGCGGGGTTTTCGCTGCCGTTGTAGCACTTGTCAATAAAAAGCCTTTTTACCCACGAGTGTCCCACACCGCCGGGATTGCAGGTGAGGTACATTCGCTTGGGATGTCCGTTTGCACCTCTCAAGCACGCCTTGAAGGTGGAAAATTGAAGCTCCGTGAGCTGTGTTGCCTCGTCAAGCGCAATAACGTCGTATTCCTGCCCCTGGTAACGTAAAACGTCGCGCTCGGCGTCGCAATAGCCGAGGATCAAAACGGACCCCGTGGGGAAAATGAAGGTCTTTGAGCTTTCCTTGTACTCTGCTATTCCTTTAAGCTCCGAAAGCAGGGGAAACAGATGATTTTCCTTGATCTCGGGGAAGGAACGGCGCACCAAAAGTATGCGTATACCGCGGTATTTCAGCGCCATAAGTACGAGCTTTCGGCGAAGCGCCCAGCTCTTTCCGCCGCCGCGCGCACCGCCGTAGGCGGTGTAACGGCAGGTGGAGGCGAAAAACTCCTTTTGCTTTTCGCTGGGCACGCCAAGAAGTCTTACACACTTGCAGGCTTGCCTCATACGCCGTCACATTCAGGATCGTGCTCCAGAATGACCCTCACCTCGCTTGATTGGTCTTCCCTGCCCACGCTGTCGTTAAAGCCTGCGATGAAGGACATATACGCCGCGGAGTTGGGAAGCTTGGTATTGAGGGCTTCGTCAAGGAAGGTCGACTGAGCGATGTCAAAGATGAGAGGATAGGTCTTTGACAGGTTGTAAAAATCCTCCCTTTTGATGCCCGCAAAACGGCAAAAGCCTGCGGCGTTGGGAAGTCGGCGGTTGTTTTCGTCGGAGCATCTTTTGACGTAGTTTTTCAGCTTGCGTCTGAAGACCGCCTCACTTTCAAAAACGGGTTTTTCGTTGGTTTCCATGAATTTTATCACTCCTTTCGTGAAAATGTGGTATTTGCTTGACCGCAAGCTAATAATAGCACGAAAGTCAGTATTAAACAGTAGCAAAAGGTATTAAATAGTATTATGTTTTGGGAAATTTTGGATTTTTTTGGGTAAGATTTTTTGATAACGTGAAAATTCACGGCGTGGGTTGCATAAACGGTGCGGTTGCACGTTGTTAGCCTTCCCTTGTCAGGGAAGGTGGCAGCCGTAAGGCTGACGGATGAGTAGTTTTCTAATAAAAGTTACTTTCTTTTTTGACTACTCATCCACCGCAAGCGGTCCCCCTTCCCTCACAAGGGAAGGCAAACAACATTCACCCTCTCCGCTTCTGTATCCAAACCAATCTCACGACCAAACGGGCGAACACAGTTCGCCCCTACTACCTTGTTTCAACTAAAACTTTACAAATTAATTTGAAAACCTCATCCGTCATCTCAGTTCCGTCTTTAGACGAAACTGAGATGACACCTTCCCCAAAGGGGAAGGCTATCATCGTGCAAT